ATGCACTGTGGCGGCATCCATTCTGAGAGCGACAAGCCACGCATGTTTGCCAAAGGCGCATGGTCAGACGGCGTAGGCAGTGGCGACGGAGAAACCGAATCTTTCCAAATCAGCGGCATGTTTCTGCCCTACGGCTGGCTGCCATGGGTGGCCCTGCTGCGCGAATACAAAAAAGCCAAGGCCAAGCTCGATGAGGGCAGCGACGAGGCCATGATTGCCTTTTACAACACGCGCCTTGCCAAAAGCTGGGAGCGCCAAAAAGAGCAGACCAAGGCCGAAGAGCTGATGGCCCGCGCCGAGCCCTACAAACTAGGCACCGTCCCCGCTGGTGGCCTGACCCTCACCGCCGCCGTTGACACCCAAGCCGACCGCCTAGAAATGCTGGTGGTAGCCTGGGGCCGTGGCCTTGAATGCTGGGTGATCGACTACCAGATCATCCGTGGCGACCCGGCAGACAAGCAAACCTGGGCGCAACTCAACACCATACTGCAAACCCGTTACCCCCACGCATGGGGCCAAACCCTGCCCATTGCAGCCACATTCATCGACTCAGGCGGCAATGCCACCCAAGACGTTTACAACTACACCAGCGGAAAACGCAACCGCAAAATCTTTGCCATCAAAGGGGCCAGCAAACCAGGCCGACCCATCATTGCCAGCAAACCCACAAAAGTCGAAGTGCGCGCCAGCGGCAGAGCAGATCGCGCTGGTGCCGACCTTTGGTACGTAGGCACCGACACCGCCAAAGACTACCTGGCATCACGTTGGCGCATCACAACAGGGGCCGGACAAATCCACTTCAGCCAAGACCTAAAAGACGACTTCTATCGCCAAATCACCGCCGAATACCGCGTTACCGTCTGGAGGCACGGCAAGCGCACCAGCCGCTGGGAAAAAAAACAAGCCGACAGAAACGAAGTGCTCGACCTCATGGTCTACAACACCTCCTGCGCGTATTACCTTGGCCTTAACAAAAACACAGACCCCCACTGGGACAGATTAAGCCTCGCCCTCAACCAAAGCCAAACCAGCCTATTTGCCACTGAGCTGCAGCCACATAGCGCCCAACCGATCAACACGCGTCCCACCAATGCACCGCCATCCGCCACCCCCCCACCTACTCCAGCACAAACCGACAGCCTGGCCTACCTGCGCAGTGGCCGCGCAGCCCCTGGCCAATACACCAGCCGCCTGACCTAAGCGCATGACAGACCCCCTGGCACAGCAAAACACCGACCCCGAGCCAGACATTGTGCTGGCCGTGCTACAGCGCATACGTGTGCACCTGCCTGCCACCCCCCCCGAGCTGCTGGCCAGCGTCGAGGCCGACATCAAAGCCCAATACGGTGGCCCGCGCGTGCGGATCCCCAAGCGGCGCAAACACCTAAACCCCGCAGAGCGCGCACACGTCTACACCCAGGGGCTGACCGCCGCCACCGACCAACAAATCCAGGCCGAAACCGGCGTAAGCCGCGCCACCATTTACCGCATCATGAAGACCGGCCCCAGCCGCCTAAGCTGACCGGCGCACACCGCCGGCTGCAAACTTGTCTCAAATTGCCCTGTTTTTTGCCGCCGCCACGGACTAAATTGCGCCACCACCCGCAAACACACCCGCCACATGGCCGCCATCACCCTCCTGCAAGCCCAAACCGCCCTCGCTGCCTGGCTCACCGCTGATGCTGCCGTAGCCACCGGCCAGTCCTACCAAATCGGCGACCGCCAACTCACCCGCGCCCACGCCGCAGAAATCACCGCCAAGATTGAATACTGGAGCGCCAAGGTTGAAGACCTCAGTGCCGCCAGTGCCGGGCGCAGCCGCGCCCGCTCCATGCGCGTCAGCTTTTAAGGCACCGCCCCATGATCAAAACCCCCCGCGTCCAAGCCGCCACCGGCCTTGACCGCCTCATCAGCTACATCGCCCCTGGCATCGCCACCAAACGCCTGCTGCACCGTGCCCAGTTTGACGCACTCAGCGGCGCAGGCTACACCGGCGCGCGCACCGACAGCACCCTCAGCCACTGGAACCCCGGCGCAGGCAGCGCCAACACCGACACCCTTTACGACCTGCCCACCCTGCGCGCCCGCAGCCGCGACCAAATGCGCAACGCCCCCATAGCCCTGGGCGCACTCAACACCGCCTGCACCAATGTCATTGGCACGGGTTTAAGCCTCAGCCCCGCCATCGACACCACCGCCCTGGGCCTGACCCAGGCGCAAGCCGACCGCTGGCAAACCGACACCAAACGCCGCTTCAACGCCTGGGCCGCCAGCGCCGACGCCGACCTGGCCCGCCAGGCCAACTTCTACGCCCTGCAAGAGCTGGCGTTTCGCAGCGTGCTGGAAAGCGGCGACACCTTCGTGGTCACCCCGCGCGTCACCCGCGACAACCAGGCCGCCCCCACCCTGGCCCTGCAAATCATCGAAGCCGACCGCGTCTTTAACCCCCAGTACCAAACCAACACCGAAGCGCTGATCGAAGGCATCGAGCTCAACCCCGACACCGGCGAACCCATGGCCTGCCACATCGCCCGCCACCACCCCGGCGACTACACCCGCACCAGCGCCCAAAGCTGGCAGCGCGTAGCCTACCGGGGCACGCAGACCGGCCGGCGCAACGTGCTGCACCTCATGCGCGCCTTGCGCCCAGGCCAAGTGCGCGGCGTGCCGTGGATAGCCCCCATCCTGGAGCCCCTCAAGCAGCTCGACCGCTACACCGCCGCCGAGCTCAACGCCGCCGTCACCAACGCCATCTTTAGCGTCTTTGTCAAGATGGACCCCGACGCCTTTGAGCAAGTCTTCAACCCCGACGAGCAAACCAACCTCATCCAAAAAGCCGACCCCTGGACAAAAACCGGCGCCATGGACAGCGGCAAAGCCGTGCGCCTGCTGCCGGGTGAAAGCATTGACAGCGCCACCCCCGGCCGCCCCAACGCCCAGTTTGACCCCTTTGTCGGCAGCATCCTGCGCCAAATCGGCACCGCCCTTGAAATCCCCTTTGAAGTCCTGGTCATGCACTTCCAAAGCAGCTACAGCGCAGCCCGTGGTGCGCTGCTCATGGCCTGGAAACACTTCAAATCCCGCCGCGACTGGCTAGCCACCGTGTTTTGCCAGCCCGTGTACGAGCTCTGGCTGACCGACGAAATTGCCGCAGGGCGCATCGCCGCCCCCGGCTACCTGGCCAGCCCCCTCATGCGCACCGCCTGGCTCGGTGCCATCTGGACCGGCGACGGCCCTGGCTCGATTGACCCCACCAAAGAAGTCACCGCCGCTGCCGCCCGCGTCACCCTGGGCATCAGCACCCTGCAGGCTGAGAGCATCTTGCACGACGGCATCGACTGGGACACCAAACACACCCAGCGCGTCAAAGAAATCAACGCCCAGCGCCGCGACGGCATCTACACCCCGCCCGCAGGCAGCCAAGCGCCCCAGCAGCCCGCGCAAAACGACCAACAAAACGACCAGACAGACGAAAAACAAGACAACAACCAGCAAGACGACCAAACAGACGACCCGCAAGACCCACCGCCCGGCAGCGCCGTCACCACAGCCGCCTGACTTGTCTCAAATTGCCCTGTTTTTTTACACACAACCCGCCAAAAATCCACCCACCATGAAACTGCTCGATCTCATTACCTCCCCCTGGGCCGTCCTGCCGGACCAACTGCGCGAGATTCAAAGCATCTACGCCACCCACCTCAAGGGCGAAAAGATCGACATAGCCGCCATCGAAGCCCGCCTGGGCCGCCCCCTGGCCAACGAACAACAAGCCTACAAACTCCAACCCGGCACCAGCGTCGCCGTGCTAACCCTTGAAGGCATCATGGCCCCCAAGGCCAACCTCATGATGCAAATCAGCGGTGGTGTCAGCACCCAGCTAGCCACCACCCAAATTGAAAGCGCCATAGCCGACCCCCGCGTAAGCGCCCTCGTGCTCGCCATCGACAGCCCTGGCGGCAGCGTCTTTGGCACCCCCGAGCTCGCCGCCGCCATCCTGGAGCTATCGGCCATCAAACCCATCGTAACCGTCTGCGATGCCACCCTGGCCAGCGCCGCCTACTGGGCCGGCAGCGCAGCATGTGCCATCTACATCACCGGCCCCACCGTCCAGGTAGGCTCCATCGGCGTGGTAGCCAGCCACAACTACGACCCCCGCGCCGCTGCCACCACCACCGAAATCACCGCTGGCAAATACAAACGCATCGCAGGCAGCAACGCCCCCTTAAGTGAAGACGGCCGCGCCTACATCCAGTCCCAAGTTGACCACCTCTACAGCGTCTTTGTCGACACCGTCGCCACCCACCGCAACACCACCCC